TACAGCCTTTCCCATACTTCTTATTGCATCTGTAGATTACCCGCCTGTACTTGTCATTGGAATGCCAGACCTTGGCTCCGTACCATGAACCACATTCTCCACACTTTATTATGGAAGAAAAGCATCCAACTCCGCTGTACCTGTCCGTATTCTTCCTTCTGTAAAGTTCTGCCTGCACCTGCTCGAACTGGTCGGCTGTCACAATGCCTTCATGGTGTCCTTCCACATAATACTGTGGCACTTCGCCATTATTATCTACACGCTTATGTGTTAGGAAATCCTTCGTAAAGGACTTCTGCAGTAATGCATCACCTTTGTATTTTTCATTCTTCAGAATGCTGAGAACCGAACTCGTATACCATTTATCCTTTCCGGCAGCAGTTTTTACCCCCATTTGAGTCAGTTCCTTTGCTATCTGATAAGTGGAAAGTCCTTCAAGAAATCGTTTGTAAATGTATCTTACTGTGACAGCCTGCGCTTCATTGATGACAAACTCGCCATTAGGTCCCCTGTCATATCCAAGAAATCTGGAAAACGAAACACTCGCCTTTCCATCAGCAAATGATTTTCTTTTTCCCCATGTAGTATTCTCTGAAATGGATCTCGATTCTTCCTGTGCGAGTGAACTCATAATGGTAATCAGCAGTTCTCCCTTGGCATCGAGTGTCCAGATGTTCTCTTTTTCAAAATAAATTTCTATGCCCTTTTCCTTCAGTTCACGCACCGTCACAAGCGAATCCACCGTATTTCTTGCAAATCGGCTAATGGACTTTGTAACGATAAGGTCTATCTTACCTGCAAGTGCATCCTCAACCATCTGTTTGAATCCATAACGGTGACTAGTATTAGTTGCCGTGATACCATCATCTGTATAAATTCCTACAAACTCCCAGTCGGGATTTGATTTAATGTATCTTGTGTAGTAATCCACCTGTGCTTCATAACTTGTTGCCTGTTCCTCTGAATCAGTTGAAACTCTGGCATATCCTGCAACTCTTCTTTTACTTACACTCTGCAAGGGTCTGGAATCAAATCGATTCAGCGTAGCAGGTATTGTGGTTACTCTTTTTGCCATGTTACCACCTCGCCTTTCTTGTAATAAAACTCTATTTTTTTATCGTAATTTATGGCTTTTTCTATGTTCTGTGCAAATAATCCGTCACACTGTTCTTCATGAAAAAGTTTCTGCGTGGCTTTTCTGAATGTACTGTCAAATTCCCTTGGAGCAGAACAGTTTCTGCAAACCCATACCTTATACTTTGTTTTCTTTCCGACAGGTCCCATATTCCAAGTATCTGCTTCAAGCATTCCACCACAGCCTCCACAAAACAGCCGTGTAGAAAAACCACTGTAGCCTTTTTTGTATTTTCTAATAACCTGTCTGCTTGTACCATTTTTCATTTGGAATGTGATATAGGCATTATCGATTGTGATAAGTGCAATCTGGCTCTTAACCACATCTCCATTAAATCCATCAAGGTTTAATGCTTTTGTAGCTGCATCTTCCAGTTCTGATTCATAAATATCCCGAAAGTCGCATACTGCCTTGCCTTTTCGTTCTTTTGTGTTGCAAATCCACTTTTTTCCATATTTAGATGTCCGTCTGCTGATGGAACACCCGCAATTAGCACACTTTACAATTCCTGAGAATGCCGTCAGCTTTGGATTCCTATTTGGCATTGCCTCGGCTCTGTCCTTCATGATCTGCTGTGCCTTTTCAAAATCCGTCTTTGATACCAAAGGCTCGAACATTTCTTCCACAGCGTACATTGGAAGTTCCCCTTTATTTTTTCTGCGTTTATGCCCTTCCGTGAAGAAATTCTTTTGAAGTAACATGGTGCCTGTGTAAGAAAGACTTGATAGGATATTCTTGATGGTAGAATCGTCCATCGGCACTCCACTCTTTCCCTTTACACCTTTCTCCGCCAACCTCTTTGCTATACTATAAGCAGGTTCTCCGACAAGGTATCGGTCATAGATTTCCCTTGCAACCTCGCCCTGCTCTGGAATAATGCTGAAACTATCACCATTCCATTCATATCCATATGGTGCCTTGATTCCATTTGGGATACCTAACTTGAACTTCTTTCTGATTGACCATTTTATGTTTTCAGATATACTCCGACTCTCTGCCTGTGCAAACGCAGCCAAGAGTGTAAGAAGAATTTCTCCCTCTTTCGATATGGAATGAATGTTCTCTCTTTCAAAATAAACATCAATGCCTAATTCCTTCAGATGTCTTGTGGCTTTCAAGGTATCAACTGTATCTCTTGCAAATCGGCTGACTGACTTTACAAGCACAATATCTATCTTTCCGGCATCACAGTCTGCCATCAG